ACGAGTACGACCTGGAGGAAGTGGCCTGGTTCGAGTGGTCCAGCCGCCCCAGTGGCGTGTACGGCCAGGGGCCGGTGGAGAAGGGCGTGGAGGTGCTGGAGGTGCTGGAGGAACTGTCGGACAAGGAAATCAAGGACCTGGAGGAAGGGATGCCGCCGGGCATCGTCTCGGTGAAGGAGGACGAGGACACGCCGATGGCGGTGGACGCCTACGAGAACGTAAAGGACAACTGGCAACTGAAGGAGGGCGAGCGGCACCGCGCCATCGTGAGCATGGGGGACTGGCAGTTCACGCCACTCTCGCCGGGGTACCAGGAACTCCAGTTCCTGGAGCGGAACAAATTCTGGATACAGGCGCTCGGCGCAGTGTTCAAAGTGAATGCACCGTACGCTGGCTTTGACTTCCAGGAGGGGAACAAAGCGCAGAACCAGGCGCAGGCCGCCGCGTACGCGCAGCGGGGGTTCCGGGTGCTACTCCGGCAGATGCAGGAGGCCATCAACCGACAGGTGGTGTGGCCGCACATCAGCGAGGACGTGCAGTACGAGTTCGAGACGGAGCAGACCGCCGAGCAGCGCCAGCAGCACGCGCAGTTCCTCCAGGAACTCGGGAACGCTGCCGAGCAGTGGGACAGCCTCGGGCGCAGCGTGACCTACCGCGACGGGCAGATAGAGGTGGAGGACGGCGAGGTGGAGACGCCCGACGACGGCGGCGACGAGGGCGGCGGGGGCGGCATCTTCGCCAGCGCGAGCGGGGACACCGCGAAGGCCGTGGACCTCGCTGCGCCTGCGGGCCACGAGGCGGTGGAGGGCGGCGACCTGGAGCAGTGGCGGGAGTTCCGCGAGGGCGTGGTGATGCTCGGCGGGCAAATCGTGAACCCGGAGACGGGCCGCACTTACCCCGAGAACGACCTGCCGCCGAGCGCCACCCTCACCGTTCACGGCCTGGAGGAAGCCACCGTGGAGGCCCTGCTGTCCCAGCACGACACCCTGGGGTACCGAGCGCGGTCCCGCGAGGGTGGCCGGACCCGAGGGGGCAGCGGAAAGGGTGGCAGCGAGAAGGCCACCACGCCCGCGCAGGTGCGGAAGGCGGACGACCTGCTGCTGGCGGCGCACAAGTCGCAGATATGGCCGGCGGACCTGGAGGCCATCGAGAAGCGCACCTGGACGGGCGACGAGTCCGTGCCGGAGTACGTCATCAAGCAAATCCAGGAGGCCATCCGGGCGGGCGGCGCGGTGTTCTCGGACATCGAGTCGGTGCCCGAGGATGCCGTGAACAGCCTGGAGGGCATCCTGGAGGATAACCTGACGCAGCCGCAGGGCTGGTCGCTGGACTCGGTGGTGGACGACATGAAAAGCGCGTTCCCCGGTGTGGACACGGAGGACCTGGAGGTGGTGGCCCGCACGGAAACCGCGAGCGTGCTGAACGAGGCGCGGGAGCGGGGGTATGAGTCCATGCCCGACAGCGCCACCGCGAAGTTCTACTGGCAGGGGCCGTCCGACTCCAGAACTACCGAGGCCTGCGAAGAACTGAAGGAGCGCACGAACCCACAGTACGGTGGCACCCCAGTGTCCATGAACGAACTGGTGCGGATGCAGCAGGAGGTGCAGGCGGAACACTTCTCCAGCCTGTCGTTCCGTAAACATACCGTACATCCAAACGAACGACATACATTTGTTCGCCAGGTGGATGCGCTGGTGGATGAAGGAGGGTTCTAAGCGTGGCTAAACGCTTAACAGGCTGGCGGCGAAAGGCACACCATGCCATACCGCCCGCCGGACGGCCCGGAGAAGTACCGCGACGAGGCATGGCTGCGCGAGCAGTACCGGGTGCAGAAGCGCAGCACGCAGGCCATCGCGGGCGAGTGCGACGTGTCCAAAGAGACCATCCGCAGGTGGCTGGAGCGCCACGGTATCGGCACTCGCAGCAAAAGCGAGGCCGCGAAAATACGGGCACGGCAGCACCCGCATACCACAGATGCGGGCGCGGAAGCACTGCGGGAACACGGTGTGAACTCCTGGGACCACTGGAGCGAGCAGGAGCGCGAGGCGTTCCGCGAGCGACTGTCCGAGCAGCGCCAGGGCGATGGGAACCCGATGCACGAGGTGACGGGCGAGGAACACCACAACTGGAAGGAGGATGCCGAGTACCCCACGGTGTACCACACCCCGGAGTGGGAGCGCACGCGGCACGAGGTGTACGAGCGCGACGGGTACTGCTGCCAGGTATGCGAGGACCGGAGTGCCGGCCCACTGCACGCGCACCACGAGCAGCCCATCAGCGACGGCGGAAAACCCTTCTCGCTGGAGAACCTGGTGACGGTATGCGAGGCGTGCCACTACGCCATCCACCACGGGTAAGCGAGAACGAGCGGCACACCTTCGTGCGCCAGGTGGACGCGCTCGTGGACGAGGGAGGCTTCTAACACATGAGCAGCACACCCGACACCGACCAGGAGCAGGAGCAGGACAGCGCGGCAGACAGCGGTGGCATGGGGAGCGGCCTGCGCCCGCTCCGGCCAGGCGGGCAGTACGCGACAGCGTACGCCTACCTGTACCTCACCGCGCTGGTGCTGCTGCCCGTGGTGGGGGTGGCGCTCGGCGCGTACACCGGCCTTATCGACCTGGCGCTGACCGTGCAGGCCAGCCCCGACCTGTCGGTGGCCGTGGAGTGGCTGATACAGGGCCTCGTGGTGGCGTTCCTGTTCTGGACCTTCGTGCAGGTGGTGCGCGTGACCGGCGTAGGGTTCATCAAGGGCATCATCACCGCCGTGGCCCGCATCGCGGATAACTACGAACTGCCGGGCGAACCGGAGCGAGAGAACAGCGGTGAGGGCGAGTGAAAACCAGCCCGTCGCGTTTACTGCGGCAGTTCGCCAGCACGTTCCGCGAATGGCACTACCTCGTGGGGGGCCTGGCCCTGGGGTTTCTGCTCGGGGCCGAGTACGCGCGCCGGTACCACGGTAAGAGGGCGGGCTGATGCCGGGCGAGAACCTGGCCGAGGACATCAAACAGTTCGACCAGGGGCCGCTGAAACTCACCAAAGACAAGGCCGTCGCCACGCTGAAAGGGCTGTTTAACTTCCAGCCGGACAGGCCACTCACGCAGCGGCAGGACCACGATGCGTTTAACGTGATGCTGCGGTCGGACGGTGGGGACGTGGTGCGGTCGGAGGGCGGCCTGTACCAGTGTGAGACTGACGGCACGACGACCGCCGAGGCCACGCTGTCCACGGCCCAGTTAGGCGTGTACAGGCCGGGCACGCTGGTGAACTGGGCCACGGGGGTGTGGATAGACGTGGACCCGGCGGGGTTCGATGCCTTCTACGACGTGGGGTACGGGGGCCTGGAGTTTAGCGAGGGCCTGTTTTTCCGTATCCAGGGCGAGGAAACCATCGAGTTCCGCATCCGAAGCCAGCGGTATCAGGAGGACGTGGTTATCGGGCGCGACCTGTGGGAGCGCGGCAAAGTCACCGAGATAACAGCCGGTGGCGAGGTGGTCGGTGAGGTGTACGGCATCGACCCCTGGCTGGGCGGGAGCAAAAGCGGCGGCACGTTCCAGGCGCAGCGCGGCCACCTGTTCGGCAGCATCGTCGGCTGGTACGGGCCGTCCTCGATAATGCCCTACGTGGTAGAGGTGGGCGACGTAAACGGGAAGTGGGCACAGAAGGTATGGCCGCTGTTCATCTACCGACCTGTGAACGGCCCGGCCATCACGAACCCGAACGCGCCGCTGCGAGTCACGGCTGAAAACAACGGCAGCAGCCTGAACCTCCAGGCACGTGTCGGCGGGCGGCAGTTCTCGTACCGTGGCGATGTGCCGCTGTCCCCGCAGCCCACGCACCACTGGTCGCCCCTCCAGACCATCCCGATGGACGGTACCGGCACGGGCGAACGCGACTGGTACGTGGTGGCCGTGCTACGCCGGAAGCAATCTGCCGAGTTCGGGCAGACCGCGCTGGGGATGGACGACTTCCGCGTTACCTCTACCACCGAACCGATGGCGTACCACGCCCGCACCATCCCCGAGTCGCTGCTGTCGGGCACCATCGACTACGGCGACCCCGTGGATATGCACGCGCAGCAGACGGCCATCGAAGTGGACTGCGCAGCGGACACACCCCAGCGGGTTACGGTGGACGAGGCGCAAATCGACGGCCGGACGAAACTGGAGGGCATCAAGTGGCAGGGGACTATCGCGGGCAGTAACGTGGATAACCAGTTCTCCGCTGCGAACGCGACGGAAGCGCAGAACGCGGGGTTCGGCTTCCCTGTCGTGCGGGATAAGCCCACCGTAATCGTGGCCACCACCAGGAGCGGGACCGGTGACGACGTAACCACCTCGTTCACGCTGGAGGAAGCAGGGTAATCCATGACTGGAAATCGCACTCACGTCTCAAAAGAGCAGTACGAGGGCATCGTGCGGGAAATGGCGAAGGACGAGCAGCGCAGCGACCGCGAGCGGCAGGTGGAGCGGGCGCACGGCCAGGACCTCCCCAGCCTGCTGCGAGTGCTGCACCGGAAGCACGAGGGGAACGCCAGCGCGGTGCTGCGCGAGATGAACGGGCGGCTGGAGGGCAGCAGCGTCTCCAGGCCCACGCTGTACAACTGGCTGGACCGCTACGACATCACCGAGTAGAGGTTAGTCCCACCGCTCGCGTAGGTGCATCGTCTGGTGTTCTCCCCGCGCCATCGGGGCGAGGTTTTCTTCTCGGTTATCCCAGGGTATATCCGTCCGGTGGTGGACCACGTTATCCGCTACTGCATCCCACCCGAACCACGCGACTGCTGCCAGTCTGTGGACTTTAACCGTGTCTGTTTCGCCCTCAAACTTATTCTGCCAGTGTTCGTACCCGTTCGTGGTGGTGGCGTAGTAGGGTGGCTTTTCGGCATTCGGCGTTTCCAACTGCATCCCGTGCTTCTTTATCCACTTACGCGCTGTCCTGGCCGAGCAGTCTAAGCGGTCCCCGATTTCTACCGGGTCTAACCCCTGCTCCAGATACAGTTCTCGCACGGTTTCCTCGTCACGCCACTCGTGGGGATGAGTCGATTTGCGTTTTCCCATGTATAGCCCGACAGCCCGTGCCCACAAAACTGTACTGGCTGGAGAAGTACGAGGTGGGAGAGTAGGTCAGGAGGCCCACCACTGTCGTGGTGGGCCTCCTGGGGGTCCGGGATGTCGCGTACCCGGCGTCAGCAGCCGACGATGCTGTTCTTCGGGGGCGGTTTCGCGTGAAGTACGCAAAGTTCGCGTGATGGGGCGGTATGGAAGCCCCGCAGTGAAACAGTAAACGCGGGAAAGGCCGCCTGTACCCTAAGAGAACGCCAGTATTTGCCTGGCGCAAACCTTTATGTGGGTCCACGAGAACAGACAGGTATGGCGCAGCAGACCACAGCCGACGAGCGCACCGCCGCGAACCTGAACACCGCCGACTGGAGCAGCGAGGACTGGGCCGCGTTTAACGCCCACCCGAGCGAGAACAACCACTACGTCAGCACGCACGAGTCCATGACTCGGCACTGCCCGGCCTGCGGCTACGAGGGCCGGCACTGCCACCCGCGCCGCAGCCGCCCCACGTTCGACGCTACCCTCACCCGCCACTGCCCGGACGCGAAGTGCGGCGCTCCGCTGCACTCCGGGTCGGTGGACGAGTGCGAGGACTGCGGCCACGAGGACGACGAGCAGGAGCAGGAGGTGGCCACGGACGGCGGCCAGGAGATGCAGGACGCCCTCGCCACTGGCGGCCAGGACAACGCCGACGTGCCGCAGGAGGCCGAGGGCGAGAACCCGCACACCCACGCGGGCGTGTGGGGCGCGGCGCAGAACCTGGAGACGCACGAGGACGGGGGTGCCCCCAGGGTAGGCGTGGAGTACCGGCAGAAGAACGGGAACGGCACCAGCCGGTACGCGGGCACGGTGGAGCGCGTGCGGGTGGAGCGCCCGGACACGGGGTGCCCGGTACCGCGCATCGTGTTCACCCGTGACGACGACCAGCGGATGTACGTGGACCCGGACGGCCTGTACACGGTGAACAGCCACGCGCCGTACGTGGGCAGCGTCGTGCGGCTGACCACCAGCACCACCAGCACGGTGGACCTGCCGTAGCACCGGCCCCTCCTTCTCGCCGCCTGGGAAAGTTCTAAGCCCCCAGCGCCAGCAGTGGGACACGCGGGGCGCTCGCCCAGTGCGCCACCGCAGGCACGGCATCACTCGCCGTCGCTCGCTGGTCGAAGCCGGGCGCGGCTGCTCGGGTAGGGCACCGCGCCCGCTCGCCCGGAACCGACACCGAGGCTGTCTGTCCATCCCCCATCGAACGAGCGCGAGGGTGCTTTTCTCACCCTTCGCGCAAAGTTCACGCGAGGTTCGCGCCGGAATGTGTACCCTGTTTATGTCTGGTGTAGCCCCAGGTCAGCGCACCACTCGTACAGCGTGGGACGAGACAGTTGCTCGCCATCCAGGGCGCGGTTCACCTCGTTCAGAATCGCGCTCATGTTCCCGTCTTCTTTCTCGTACAGGTCGGGCAACACCTCGTCCACCGGGCTGCCAAGCGCGGAGGCCACTTCGCGCTTCCGGGAGGTTTCACCCTCACCGTCGTGCAGAACATCTTGGTTCTCGGCCACGTACTGGAGTAGGATGCGGTAAAATTCTTCCACCCTGTGGTGGCACTGCGGGCACACTCTCGCGGTCTGGTTACGCACGGGCGTCCACCGCTGGGGGATGATGTGATGCTCCTGGGTGCGGTTCACCTCGCCGCAAAAATAGCACTCGGGCATGACCCCGTTTACGTGTGTGTTTACCCTAAACCTTCGTGAACGGGGACTACATCTTAGTGCTACCCGGACCTCCAGGGCAGTGTGGCGACCGGGCCACGGTACACAGATGCCCGAGGAAAACGCAGATACGCAGAAGCCTGTCGGCCCCTTCGAGGACTTCGAGGGCTGCGTGCGCCATTTCGAGGACGACGAGCAGGTAGACGACCCGGAAGCCCTGTGTGGGTGGATGGAGGAAAACAAGGAGGCCAGCCCGGTGCAGGAGTACCAGCCCAGCGAGGACGAGGTGCAGTCCCTCGTGGAGGCCATGAAGGAACCGGCTGCTGACACCGTGCTGACCGACCTGGAGGTAACGCACGTCTCCGGCGTGGGCGACCCGGCGCAGGACTCGCAGTGGGTGATGGCGAAATCCGCTGACGACTCGCCTGCCGACTGGGGCGTCACCTCGCCGCTCGTGTTCACCAAATCGCACCCGCCGCTGCCCCGGTTCAAAGCGGAGATACCCGAGCAGTACCACGCCCAGGACGAGGACGCGGCTGCCGAGATGGCCGCTGACCTGGGCTGCTCGGGCGCGCACCAGCACGACGACGGCACGTGGATGCCCTGCGCATCGCACACCACGCTGGTGGGCACGCTCGTGGAGAACGGCGACCTGGAGGTCGATTCGTACCACGACGAGGGCGAGGGTGAAAGCGAGGACGTGGAGATGCAGGACCCTGCCGAGGACCTGGACGATGCGTGCTGGGAGGGGTACGTGGCGGTCGGCCTGAAGCCGGACCCGAACGGGGACGGCATGGTGCCGGACTGCGTGCCCGAGGACAGCGAGCAGGCGCAGGCGGCCAGCGCGAAAGGCTGCGGCTGCGCGAGTGCCACCACCGGCACGCTCGCACTCCAGGACGACCAGGCGCAGCGGAAGGCCTGGGCACCCGTTCTCATTCCGAACGAGACGGACAAGCAGGGCGACGTGATACCTGCCGAGGCCATCGAGAAGGCGGCGCACGAGTTCCTGACCGAGTACCGGAACATCGACACGGACCACGACCTCCTGGAGGGCAAAGGCGTCCCCGTGGAGTCGTGGACCCTGAAAGAGGAAGCCACGTTCACGCTGCCGGACGGCAGCGAGTCCCGGCCCTACCCGAAGGGCACGTGGATGATGGGCGTGGAGTTTAACGACCAGACCTGGGACCGGGTGAAGAACGGCGACCTCACCGGATTCAGCATCTACGGCGAGGCGACCGAACACTCGGTCCAGGAACTACTCGGCGGTGGCGTGGGCGTGGAGATGGGTGACACCATCGCCCAGTTCCGCGCCACCGCGAAGGAGGCCGACAGCGACACCACAGAAACCATGACTGACCCGGAGAACGACCCCGAGAACGAGGGGAACGAGCAGGAGGCAAAGGACGGCGAGGGCGGCGAGCAGCCCGACGAGGGCGGCGAGGACCAGCCCACGCTGAAAGAAATCCAGGACACCGTGGAGTCCACGAACGAGTCCGTGGAGTCCATGCAGGAGAAGCAGGCGGACCACGCCGAGCGGCTGGAGTCCCTGGAGTCCGAGGTGTTCGAGAAGGACGAGGGCACCGAGGGCGAGGGCGAGGGCGACGGCGAGAACGGCGAGTCCGAGAAGGACCAGCCCGAGATGGACGCGGACGAGGTGGCCGAGCAGGCCACCGAGGCCGCCACCGAGGAAGCAAAGGCCGAGGTGAAGTCCATGCTGGGGCTGGACGAGGACGAGGACCTGCCGGAGGACCCGGAGAAGCGGCAGGAGGTCGTGCGGAAGCACCTGCACGAGTCGCCGGAGGACGACGGCCTCGGTAGCCCGGACTCGTGGAGCGAGGACGAGGTTTCGGAGGTGGTGAAGTAACATGAGTTCCATCGTCAAGAACCACGACGGGAAGCAGGTGAAAAGTGCGCGAAGCGAAATCAACAGCCGCGAGGCCCAGGTCGCCCATCGGCGGTCCTTCGGGCAGTTCGTGGAGAAGGCCACCCAGGCCGCCGGGATGCCCGGCGACCAGGTGCCGTACTGGGACCCGATGGGGTTCCTGAACAGCCGTGGCGAGGCCGTCGAGGCGAAGTCCACGATGTTCGAGAAGTGGCAGGGGGCCTTCCAGGAGTTCAACCGGCTGGCCCGCGAGGGCTACCCGCTCCAGGAGGCCGCGAAGGAGGTCACGAAGTCCATCGACCGCACCTCCTACTCGCTGCCCATCTTCTTCACGCCCGACGTGTTCCTCACGGACCAGGAGGACCTGCCGCTGGCCGACATGCTCGCCCGCACGGCGGTGCAGGAGGACACCATCAAGGTGGACGAACTCACCGACGTGGGCGCGG